GCAATGAATGCATTCTACCTCGAAGTGGTATAAATAGAAGCATGGCAAGAGTATTTTCGACAGAAGATGGAAATCTAAATACTAAGGCAATTACGACGTCTCGTAATGCCACGTATACTGACGTGGATTTAACATTTGAACCAAAACCTTCTGGCGATGTATTTAAGAAAACAGATGCTGCAGCTGTGAAGCAAGCAGTTAAAAACATTTTGTTGACTAACTTCGGTGAGAAACCATTTCGGCCTTTTTACGGAGGAGATTTAAATCGGTTCTTATTTTCTTTAGACGAAGAATTTGACGAAACAGAAATTGCAGACAGAGTTAGAACTGCGATATCAAATCACGAACCAAGAGCAATAGTGAGAAGCGTTACACCAGAAATAGAGAGCGATCAAAATTCTATTAAGGTGACAGTAAAGTTTCAAGTAGTTAACACATTAGAGATAGTAGATCTAGCAGTTTCATTAACGAGGTTGAGATAAGATGGCAACAATCATACAATCATCTGATTTAGATTTTGATACAATCAAAGAAAATCTAAAAACATATTTAAAATCAAAATCGGAATTTGCTGACTACAATTTCGAAGCATCGGGGTTGTCAAACATTCTCGATGTTTTAGCTTACAACACTCACTTGAATGGACTGATTGCAAATATTGGTGTTAATGAATCATTCTTAGGATCAGCGCAGTTAAGATCTTCGGTCGTATCTCATGCCGAAGGATTAGGTTATTATCCTCGATCTGTCGCTGCATCGACTGCGACTATCAAAGCATCTTTAACTACTGGAGTTACTTCGGTCAATACAGTAACTTTACCGGCCAATTCTACATTTAGTGCAAGCGTCGATGGAGTATCATATACATTCCAAACTCTTGAAGCTTACATTGCTACAAATGATGGATCCGGTAACTTTGCATTTAAAACATCTTCAGGAGATGATAATCTTCCAATCAAAGAAGGTACGCTGAAGACAAAAACATTTATTGTCGGTGAAACAACAGACGAGCAAGTTTACATTATTCCTGATAAAACTATTGACACTAACACTTTATCAGTAAAAGTCTTCGACACTTTCACTTCTTCAACTTTTGCGGCGTATACAGATATTGAAAATCAGATACGGATCAACACCGACTCAACAGTATATTTTATTAGAGAAGCGCCTAATGGATTCTATGAACTTATTTTCAGTGATGGCAACGTTTTAGGTAAAGCTCCAGAGTCTGGAAATAAAATTGAAGTGACGTATCTTTCTACAAAAGGAGCTGTAGCAAATGGGGCGACGACTTTTATTGCTGATGATGATATTACTATTAACTCAGTTGATTACACTGTAAACGTTACTACGTCAACTAACTCAGCTGCAGGTGCAGCAAAAGAATCTATTTCTTCGGTCAAAGCAAATGCACCTCTCGCATTCGCTACTCAGCAAAGACTCGTAACTTCAGAAGATTATAAAGCTCTTATTCTTCAGAGATATTCTGCTTCAGTTGAAGATGTGGTATCTTGGGGAGGAAATGATAATGTCCCTGCAATTTATGGTAGAGTTTATGTAGCTTTGAAATTTAAGTCTGGTGTTGATTCTGCGACTCAGGCATCAGTTAAAGCTTCTATCAAAGAACAGCTTTCTGAAAGCTTAGCTATTATGTCAATTGATACCGTATTTAGCGATCCGGTTGATACATTCATTGAGCTAACAACTAAATTTAACTTTGATCCTGATTTGACAGGTGACACTGTTGAAACAACTCAGGCAAATGTATCTACAACAATTAATAACTTTTTTGCTAACAATCTTTCAAAGTTTGAATCAGTCTTTAGAAGATCAGTTGTTTTAGGCGCAGTTGATGACATATCTCCAGCTGTTCTAAATACAACTATGTCGGTTAAAGTTCAGCAAAGATTTGTACCTGTACTTAATAACTTACAAGACTTTACAACAGATTTTCCTGTAATCATTGCTGATCCAAGTGCTAGCGAACATACTATAAGCACAACTAGTTTTACAGCGTTAAATCAAAGATGCTTTATTAGAAATAGATTAGGATCAACTTCTCTTGAGCTTGTAGGTACAGTTAGTGGAGATATTCTCCGAGATAATATCGGATCTTACAATGCACAAAAAGGTACAGTAACATTTAATGGAATAGAATTTACAGCATTTGAAGGTACAGCTATTAAAATTGCAGCTATCCCAGCAAACCAAGCTACAGTTCGACCATTAAGAAATTACATTCTAAATATCGATACAGAAAGATCAGCTGCTATTGCTGAGCTTGACTTCCAGAATACTGCGGTTACTCTTTAATGTCACATAATTTAAATGACAAGAACAGGCGCTTTCCGACTCTTACTACGTCTAAGACTGGTGAAGTTCTTCCTGAATACTATGAAGCAGATAATCCAAAACTTATCTCTTTGCTCGATGAGTATTATAATTTTTTAGATAGTGACGGTGCTCAGTCATTTTCAGATATGATTGAGCAGATTCATAAGGCTAGAGATATTTCAAGTACTCGCAGTAATTTTCTTGATGAGCTTATTACAGAACTCGGCAATGGGCTGACACAGTCTTCATTCTTTCAGAATCCAAGACTGATGGCTAAACTTCTAGCCAGCTTCTATCGTTCAAAAGGAACGCTTGTTTCTGCAGAAGGATTTTTTAGAGGATTCTTTGGAGAAGAAGTTGTTGTAGAATATCCTAAGAAACAGATCTTTATTGTCGGTGATTCGAAGATTGGATTTGATTCTCAGAAATTTATTCAGAACAATGGAATATATCAAATCTTTTCTATTCTTCTTAAAGTTGGTTTATCTACTCGAGATTATGAATCATTATATAAGAGATTTGTTCACCCTGCAGGATTTCATTTTGCAGGTGAGGTTGCGGTTCAAGAAGAAGCAAGAATTGGTCCGTTTAGTAATGGTATAATTGCAGAAGGTTTGAATCCTTTGGATTCTGGCGAGGCAGATCCAGCATTTATCTCAGAAGCATCTCCATTTATTAGTACTGAATTTGTAGAACTAACAAGCCTTATCGATTCTGGTGGAGTGGATAATGCATACCGTGTTGGAATGAAACAACAAATTTCAGTGTATCAATCATTGTCTGCTTCAGCTCTAGCTTTCTTCTATCCATCTATTGTGAGTCTTCTTACACCTAACTCATTTACTTTTGATGATAGTACAACTGCAACGCCAGGACCTGACATGTCTATGACTCTAGAGACAATGGATAATGATAAGTTTACGAGATATACTGCAAATATCCTCGATTCTACGATATAAATAACAGAAACCAGAGAGTGATGAATGACTAGACAAGATATAGCAATTGGAACGTCGGCGAACGACGGCACCGGAGATACTCTTAGATCTGCCGGAACAAAGATTAATGCTAATTTCGTTGAACTCTACCAGAGAATTGGTGGTGATAGCGATGATTTATCTCAACAGGTATCCTTTGAGGATAGCGCTGTTGTTTTTGAAGGCGCTTCCACTAATAACTTTGAAACAAGGCTGACTGCAGATGATCCCTCGGCCGATCGCCAGCTTAGGTTGCCGAATGCATCAGGCATTGTGACTGTAAATGAAGCTACACAAACTTTGACAAATAAAACAATAACGGAACCTGTTATATATCGTCCAATTGTTCAGCAAAGTATTAATGACTCATCTGATAACGAAATAATTAAATTTACAAGAACGGCTAGTGCTGTAAATGAAGTAACTGTCACAAACGCTGCAGCATCTGGCGCGCCAAGTCTTACATCAACTGGCACTGACACAAATGTAAATTTAACTGTAAAAGGAAAAGGTACTGGCTCAGTCTTTCTTGGAAAGTCTGCAGTTGAAAGTAACGAAATTAGTGCTGATGGTGATGCGTCTGATCTTCATACGTATATCATTTGCAACAAGGGAACAGCTCTTGCTGTAGGACTGAATGATGGAACTACGGTTGGAGAGCTAAGATACTTTACAAATAAAGGAGCCGGAGTTGCAACGATTACTCCGGATAATTTTGCTGCTGGAATCAGTTTTGCAATTGCTCAGAATGAAGCTGCAACTTGCATATGGGATGGAAGTAACTGGTTCTTGGTTGGCAACCAAAGCGTAACAACGGTGGTATAACATGGTAGCAATCGTAACAGATCCTCTAAGAAAGAAATTTGCAAATCTGCTGTTTGAAGAAGTTCAAAACTCAACAGACATTAATGAGTACTACCTTGGAATTGGTAAATCAGATCCGTATGATGCAACTGATACCACAATCACTCCTGCACGCACTCTGAAAGATGAGAGAATTGCTAGAGGAAACTTGCAATCAGTCAAAAAAGTTACTGGTAATTCTTTTGTGATTCCTCGTTATAACTGGACATCTGGCGCCATTTATTCTGGCTGGTCAGATGCGTCAATTGGTATTCCAACAAATTCATACTATGTTCTAACAGAAGATAACGAGATCTACATTTGTGTGCAGCAAGGTAAGAATGCTGCTGGTAATGCAAACACTTCAATTGTCAAACCATCTTTTACTGATGCTGCAGTTGGAATTAATCAAGTTTTTCAAACTTCAGATGGATATCGCTGGAAGCTAGCATATACTATTTCTGCTTCTCGAGCTTCAACTTTCCTTTCTTCTACGTTTATTCCGTGTCAAGATCAAGGATTGATTGCAGCTGGTGACTCTGCTGGATCAGGTGCTTTTGAACTTCAGCAAAACACAATTAGAAACGTTCGTGTACCCGGTCAGATTCTTGGCGTAGAGGTTGTTGACGGCGGTACTGGTTATTCCTCAGCTCCAACTATTACATTTAAAGGGAATGGTACTGGTGCTACAGCGACGGCTACTATTGCTGGTGGTGCTATTGTTAAAGTTGAAATGGATAACGAATCTGCAGGTATGGGTTCAGGCTATGATTATGCGTCTGCTACTGTAACTGGCAATGCTTCTCTGAGACCGATTATTAGTCCAAGAGATGGATTAGGGTTTAGTGCGCTTGATGATCTCAAGTCTACTTCTGTGATGTTTAATATTAAACCAGCAGGAAATGAAGGCGGAACATTTAATACGACTAACGACTTTAGACAAATCCTACTACTTAGAAATCTAGACTTAACAGATAGCTCAGGCGGTGAAGGTCCAAGGTATAGTGGAACCGCTTCAAAAGTAAATCGATTCCTAACAATTTCTGGCACTATTTCAGCCTCTAACTTTGTAGTTGACGAAAAAATTACAGGTGCTTCCGGCGTAACTGCGTTTATTGACGAGCTTGATTCAGGTGGAGGTAATAAAATCTTCTTCCATCAGAACGAAAATACTGTCAACGGAAATTTTGCTAACGGTGAAGCTATCACTGGAGATGCCATAGGAAGCGCTACAACCGACAGCGGTAACAAATTCTCTTCTGTAGATATT